ACGTCTTAAAGAACCTCTCTGACCTATACGGATGGAAACACGCAGTCTTTAGCCCGGAGATGGGTAACGCTGACAGGGTAATGGCTAAACTGATTAAGATACATTCGGGAAAGGATATGGATAAAAAGTATATGAAGGAGGATGAGTTTTATAGATGGGTTACAGAATTGGAGGAAAAGTATTTTATCTTACAGTTAAAAGATGATGAGTTATATTTAGACCGATTTATAGATGAATGCAAAACCCTATTAATGCACGAAAAAGTAGATACTATTTCCCTTGATCCCTTTAACGAATTAAGGCATAGCTTTGAGAAGCACGGTGGTAGGGAGGACAAATATCTTGAGGATAGATTAACGGAGATTAGGAGAATGGCAATGGATTTTAATGTGCATATCAATATAGTTGCCCACGCAAGGAGTGACAGGGGAAACAAGAGAGGGCAGCACCCTGAACCCCCTAGTATGTATGAATTTAGTGGTGGGGAGTCATTCGCTAATAAAGCAATGAATGTAATCTGTATCCACAGACCAAAGTCAGACAACGGAGGAAGGGATTTCCCAGACCACAATCAAACGTCAGTTAGCTTTCAAAAGATAAAGCCAGAGGAAGTAGGAAAGAAAGGTGGTGTAGATATGTGGTACAGGAACAATCAGTTCTATGACAATGTTATACCAGAAACCCCATTTTAATGAAATTAAAAAAGAGGGATTATTTAGTTAGACCTATTGATAAATATACAGCAAGAATAATGGTAGAAAAATGGCATTATTCTGGTGGTGCAAGTAAAACAGGAGTTTATACACACGGTTTATTTTTAAAAGAAAAAAGTTTTTTTGATGAACATTGTTTGGGGGTAGCTTGGTGGTTACCACCAATTCCTCCGGCAGCAAAAAGTGCATATCCTGAAGGAAATTGGAAAAAAGTTTTAGCATTAACAAGATTAGTTATAAATCCTGATGTGCCAAAAAACGGAGCAAGTTTTTTATTAGGAAATAGTATTAAATTAATTAATAAAAATGAATGGCATTGTTTAATAACTTTTGCTGATACCTATAAAAATCATACAGGAGCAATTTATAGAGCAACAAATTGGGAGTATTTAGGAAAAGGAAAACCAACACCAGTATTTGTAAACGCAAAAGGAAAAATAATGGGTAAAAAAAGGGGAGGAAAAAACCTAACAACAAAAGAAATGAGAGATATGGGCTTTAATCTTATAGGATATTATCCAAAACATAAGTTCAAAATGATAATAAACAAATACCCTTCTAACGCATTTTAAAGCGTTCTAACGGGCTTTTAGTAGTAAAGTAGTATAAACCCCTTAAACAGTATAAAATGGACTATTTTGAAAGAGTTGAAAAGATAGGTTATTTAGATTCCGTAATAGGTGATTTGGAGAACCGGGTAGATTGCTTTGAAATGAAGCTATCACTAAAAGAAAACCTTGATGACAGGGTAAGGACATTAAAGAATCATATTAAAATCTTAAATTTAACACGCATATATTTAGATAGATTATGGGACATAAAAAAACACTCTGGAAATACCTAGAGAACCTTGAAGGAGAGGTAGAGATTTCTGCCCTGACAAACGATAAAGAAAACCTTATTGAAAAGGTAAAAGATTACATAGACAACGCACCTAACGGGTGGTATGTGGAGTTCACTAATGACTACAAGAAAATACGTAAACTAAAATTTGGATTTGATGAACAGAAAGACTAAATTAGATAAGATATTTTCCAAGTACATAAAGCATAGGGATGGAGGACAGGACTATTTTAAGTGTATCTCCTGTGGTGGTGTTAAGCCAATGACACAATTCAATGCCGGGCATTTTTGGAGCCGTAGGTATATGAGTACAAGATATTGCGAAAAGAATGTTAATGGGCAATGTGTGTACTGTAACTTTCACTTAAAAGGAAACATACAGGGCTACGCTAACGGGCTAATAAGAAAATACGGAAAGGATATACTACAAGAACTGGAGATAAAAAAGAACAACCCTACAAAGATGGGAGCATTTGAATTTGATCTGTTGATAAACGAATATAAAGGTAAGTTGAAAAAATAATTATCTTTGTTAAATGAAGGTAACAGAACGAAAGATAGCAGACCTTATAGCTGCTGAATACAACCCCAGAGAATTAACCCCAGACCAATTTAAGCAACTGAAAGACAGTTTAACGAGGTTTGGAGTAGTTGATCCTGTAATAGTAAACACCCATCCAGAAAGGAAAGATATTATTGTAGGAGGACACCAAAGAACAAAGGTATGGGAGGAAATGGGAAACAAAGAAATCCCCACCGTAGAAGTAAACCTAACACCCGAAAAGGAAAGGGAGTTAAATATCCGTTTAAATAAGAACTCCGGGCAATGGGATTGGGAAGCACTTACAGAGCATTTTGATACTGATAAGTTAGTGGAGTGGGGTTTTGATGATTGGCAGTTTCCAGAGGAACTTGATTTGGATGGATTCTTTGAGCCAGACGAACCCAAAGAGGAAGTATTTAAAATTACCCTTGAATATACAGAGGATGATTATAATAAGATTGTTGAGAAGTTGAGTGGTATGGAGGGAACAAAAGAGCAAATTTTTCTTAACCTATTATGAAAGTTTATCTTGCAGGGGGAGGGTGGGAAAAAAGATTGTGGATAAAAGACGATTTTTATGATTTTTATCGTTTACATAGTTTCTACGATATAGCACCACACGAAGCTAAAATAATAAATCAATACAAGGGGTTTTTATTAGATAGTGGTGCGTTTTCTTTTTTTAAAGGCAAAACGGTAAATTGGAACAAATATGTAACAACCTATATTGATTTTATTAATCAATACAATGTTAAACACTTTTTTGAATTAGATTTATATTCAATAATAGGAACAACCAAAACTGAAAAATTAAGAACAAGAATTGAAAAAGAAACTAACAAACAAACAATACCAGTATTTCATAAAAGATTAGGAATAGAATACTATAAAATGTTATGTGAAAAATATAATTACATAGCTATTTCTGCCAGCGGAATGTATGAAAGTAAATGGACAAGACAAGAGCCAGAGCGGTTAAGAAAAATGGTACAATATGCTAATTATAAAGGTGTAAAAGTTCACGGATTGGGATATACTAAACTACCATTATTAAATAAAATATCTTTTTATAGTGTTGATTCAACAAGTTGGTTAAGCGGTAATCGTTTTGGAATAATTTACAAATTTAATGGCAATAAATTTGATAAATATATTAAACCAACTGGAAAAAGAGTTAAAACACAAAAAACAGCAATTCATAATTTTAAAGAGTGGGTAAAGTTTCAAAAATATGCAGAAAATAATTTATGATATAGACGATGGAATTGATTTTGGTAAATGGAAAGATAAGACCTCTCAATATCTATATTATCAAAGCACTATTGAGATATTAAAAAAAATAAAAATACCTGATTCAGTAGCAGATTTTGGTGGAGGTAATGGATTATTAAAACAATTTATTCCACAAATTAAAACCATAGATATTGACGAAAATAAGCAACCCGACCTAATTGCTAATATATTACACCATCACGATCACTACGAGTTAATTATAATACGATACGTATTACATTATCTAAATGATTACGAAGTCATAGAGTTATTCAAAACAATAAACGCAGATAATATACTTATCATACAATTTGAAAATCAGGATTTAAAAATAAAATATCAAAACAGCATAAATGAGTTTAAGTATTTTAGAACAACAAATCAATTAAAAGCATTAATACCCAAAAAGGCGAAAGAGATTTATTCAAAAGAATATATGGTAGATTCAACCTTTTATGATAATCGTCTTAAAAATGGGCAGTATGAGCCACATAGAGAGATTTTAAAGGCATATTATGTATGACACGACTATTAATCCTTTTATATGTATTAGTTATTATAATAGCCAATTTAATTGCTTACTATGTAGGACAAAAGGGGTTAGTAATAACAGCGTTTATATTAATACCCTTTGATTTAGTTTTAAGGGCAGTATTTCACGAAAAATGGAAAGGGGTTAGATTATGGCGAAATTTGATATTATTGATTGGTATTGGTTCGTTGATTTGTTTAGTATTGAATTACGATATGATTTTAATTGCCGTTGGTTCTTTTTTGGCTTTTTTATTAGCTGGATTAACGGCAAGTGTTTTCTATCAAATAAATATAAAAAAGAGATATATTTACAAAGTAAATGGGAGTGATTTGGTGGCTATCGTGGTAGATAGTTTTGTGTTTCAGTATATTGCTTTTAGTGATATATCGTTCTTGGTAATGTCAGGACAGATATTAATAAAATTTACAGGAGGGTTGTTTTGGTATTGGATTATATTTGAAAAACTTAAATTGCAAAACAAATTAATATAATGTATAAAATAAGCAAAGAATTTCATTTTAGTGCGAGTCATCAATTAAAGGGATTACCAGACGATCATCCTTGTAGCAGATTGCACGGTCATAACTACGTTACTACATTTCACTTTCAAAGCCCAGAACTTAATGAGGTAGGGTTTATTATTGATTACCGGGAACTTGACACAGTAAAGAAATACATAGACGATAATTTAGACCACAGGCATTTAAACGACCTACTACCTTTTAACCCTACGGCAGAACTTATTGCTTTATATTTGTACGAATACTTTAAAACAGATTACCCACAACTGATAAGGGTTGATATAAAAGAAACCCCAAAGACATTAGCAAGTTATGAAAATAAGTGAGATATTTTATTCCTTACAAGGCGAGGGAGCAAGAGCAGGGAGCAGTAATATATTCATAAGGGTACAGGGATGCAAAACGCAGAACGCTTGTTATGCAATGGGTATAAGGTGCGACACAGAGTTTGAGAGTGGTAAGGAGTATTCTATTAACGAACTACTGGAAAGGATAAAAGAGTACGATTGTAAGAACATCATTTGGACAGGGGGAGAACCGGCAGATCAACTAACAGAGGATATAATAGAAAGATTCAAAAAAGAAGGATACTACCAAGCCGTTGAAACAAGTGGATTATTTGGTGTTCCCAAAGGAATAGATTATATTACCATATCTCCAAAGGTAGCAGAGCACGTAGTAAAAAAGAACTTTGATAAAGTAAACGAATTAAGATATGTCAGGCACGATGGACAGGAGATACCACAACCAAAGATTGAAGCAGATTATTACTATATTAGCCCTCACTCAGATGGCTTTGATATAAACCAAACCAATTTAAAGTATTGTATAGAATTATGCCTAAAGAACCCACAATGGAGGTTATCAGTTCAGCAACACAAGCTATGGAGCGTGTTATAGGTGCTTTTGATGACATCAATAGAGAAGGATTAAGGGAAACCCCTAAAAGATACATTAAGTTCTTAAATGAGTTTATTCACAAGGATAAGGACTTTAAATTCACTACCTTTAAAAATGAGGGTATCGATGAAATGATAGTACAAACGAACATTCCCTTTTATTCATTATGTGAACACCATATAGCGCCGTTCTTTGGAGTAGCAAGTGTTGCCTATATCCCACAAGATAAAATAGTAGGATTATCAAAGTTAGCAAGGACAGTAGATTACTATGCCAGAAACCTACAAAATCAGGAAAGGATAACAACACAGATAGCAGAACGGCTAACAAAAGAACTAAACCCTCTGGGGGTAGGAGTAGTATTAAAAGCACAGCACCTTTGTATGGCTATGAGAGGGATAAAGAAACACGATACTTGGACTACCACATCAAAGATGACAGGAACATTTATTAACGGGGATTGCAGAAATGAGTTTTTGCAATTAATAGTAACTAAATAGATTTTATTGCGTAAATAAAAGTTATGGCTAAAACAAACAAAATTCAACATACAAAAAAAGCCCTGATAGAAGCCCTTGAAAAAACGCTTGGAATTGTTACTACTGCTTGTAAGATTGCTGGAGTTGATAGAGGTACGTTTTACCGTTACTATAATGAGGACAAGGACTTTGCCAAAGCCGTTAAGGATATTGAGAACGTTACCTTTGACTTTGTAGAGAGCCAGTTACATAAACAAATCAAAGACAACAATACTGCTTCAACTATATTCTATGCTAAGACAAAGATGAAAAACAGGGGATATGTAGAACGTCAGGAGATAACAGGAAAGGATGGTGAAGCAATAGAGATTACGGGCTTTAAGTTTGTAACAGATGGAGATTGAACCTACCATTAAACCAACACCAAGACAGAGGGATGCTTACTATAAGCTATTAGATGACGATACAAAGTACGTTCTCTTTGGAGGGGGAGCCGGAGGGGGTAAGAGTTGGTTAGGGTGTGAGTGGTTAATTACCTGTTGTTATAACTATCCCGGAACAAGATGGTTCATAGGTAGGGAGGAACTGAAACGGTTAAGGGACTCTACCTTTATTACGTTCTACAAGGTCTTAAAGAATATGTTTGATCCCTTTAATGTAAACTCCGGGCAGTTACTTAAATACAACGGTTCAGACCATTACTTTGATTTCTTTAATGGTTCAAGAGTGGACTTATTAGACCTTAAGTATTTACCCTCCGATCCCTTATACGAAAGATATGGTTCAGTAGAATACACAGGGGGATGGATTGAGGAAGGTGGAGAGGTGGACTTTGGTGCTTTCGATATACTTAAAACAAGGATAGGCAGACACCTGAATGACAAATATAATATCATTGGTAAGATGCTTATAACCTCCAATCCAAAAAAGAACTGGATTTATCAAACGTTCTACAAGCCAAGCAAGGAAGGAACCCTTCCCCAAGACCACGCATTTATTAAAGCCCTAGTAACCGATAACAAGTACATAGAGAGCCGTTACATAGAGAACCTACACACCCTAAAAGACCAAAACAAGAAGGAGAGATTGCTTTATGGTAATTGGGAGTATGATGACGATCCTGCAAAGCTAATGGACTATGATGCTATAACAGACTTATTCACCAATCAAGCCAACGGACAGGGTAGTTACCTAACAGCAGACATTGCCCGTTTTGGTAACGATAAGACGGTTCTAATGGCTTGGAATGGGCATAGGGTAGTAGAGGTAAAGAACTACCAAGAAACAAGTATAACGGACTCTGCACGGCTTATAGAGGAAATGGCTAACAGGCATAGCATACCACGAAGCCGGGTGGTAGTTGATGAGGATGGATTAGGAGGGGGAGTTAAAGACATATTACGTTGCAAGGGATTTGTAGCCAATAGCACCCCTCAAAAGGTAAAGGGGGAGAAGGAGAACTACCAGAACCTAAAAGCACAATGTTACTTTAGATTAGCAGAGAGGGTAAACCAAAGGGAGTTAGCTATTGAATGCGACACAGACACAAGGGAAAAGATAGTGGAGGAACTGGAGGTGATAAAGCAGAAGGATGCAGACAAAGACAACAAAGCTAACGTAATTGGTAAGGACAAGATAAAAGATTTACTAGGGAGAAGCCCTGACTTTGCAGATACGTTAATGATGAGAATGTATTTTGATGTTAAAAAAAATAAAAGAGTGGCATCATTTTAATGACTATATTTGAAAAACTAATTTTAAAACTGTAAATAATGACAACGAAAAAAGCAGCACCAAAAGCAGCACCAAAGAAAGCAAAGAAGGCAACGGGAAGGGAAAGCATATTTCCTTCTGCTAATGCTGAACTAAATAAGCTATCTGGCAAGTATAAAGTACAAGCTATTGCAGAGAGTGGTGGTACGGCACAACGATTAAACAAGGCAAGTATTGAGTTAGCACGATTGGCGAAGTTGTTTGTATGAGAATAGAGATACGGGGAAAAGAATATAACCTACCTATCCATTGGCACGAAGTAACCTTAAATGATATTTTAGGTTCCAATAAGCTACTGGATGATATGCCTGAGAAGTTATACCAAGAAACCTTTGAACAAAAGAAGGTTGAGCATACGGATGATGACCAGATAGACAACTGGAAGTTCTACCGTAAGTGGGTTGGGTATTGGTGTAAACTCCCGGAGGATTACGATTTAAGCGTGGAGGACTTACAATGGTTGTATTCGTCTACTCAAATCTTTATGGGTTCAGCACAGGAGGATGATGTAATGATATTGGATACCATCTCTTTTAAGGGTGTGGAGTACGGACTACCAGAGCCAGAAGTGTTACTTAACGGTAATACTAAACAGATGGCAGATAGTTCTTATGGGGAGTTCATAGAATCTGCCCAACTGATGACAAAGATCAACCAACTAAAAGACGGTGACCTGACTGCCTTACCTATGCTAACGGCTATACTATACCGACCTATTGAGATTAAAGGTTGGTGGTGGTGGAGAAAGAGAAGCGTAAGCAAGTACAAGGAGAGTGAGGTAATGGAGAGGATGGAAGCATTTAAACAGCTACCAATGGATAAAGTGTGGAGTGCGTATTTTTTTTTAATCGGGCATCTGGGA